GCTTTAAATACATCGTCTTTAGAATTAGGTTTAGGTATCCATTTGAAACGAGAGATCTGATGCATTGTTTTTTCTTTCCATGCCGCAGATAGTCGCGGAACATTATTAGGGCAAACTAACTTGGCTAACCCAAAGGCATCCATCGGAGATTGAGATGCAGGCGTACCTGTCATCATCCACAGTTTCATATCTTCATTCTTTTCTTTACCACCTAAGATTTTAAACAGTGCTTTCCAACGAGCGGTAGTGTGTGTCTTATATGCGTTACATTCATCTACCACAATTAAGTCATAGCCTGCCGACATAATTTCATCTTTAACAATACCTACACCATCATAATTAATAATAGTAAAATCCCAGTCGCCTTGAATAATCTTCTTACGTTTATCAGCGGAGCCGTGACAAACCTGAGACGTTCTATGCATACAGGTATTAAACACATCGCCTTGCCATGCTGAGTACATGATCGAAAGCGGGCAGATAATTAATACTTTTTTAATCTTTCCTAAATTCATTAAATAGTCAGCCGCCCACAGCACAGATGAAGTTTTCCCTGTGCCTGCTTCATTGAAACAGAAAGCGCGGTGATTGATTGAAAGAAACTCTGCCGTTACTCTTTGGTGGTCGAAAGGTTCAAACATACCGGGCCATGAGTAATCTCTAGCCATAGGGGAGGGTAAGTTTTCTTTGAATTTAATAAGTTTGTTTAGAGTAAGCATTTCATCAATGCCCCAATAAACTAGGAGTTCAGATAAACCATTGCGGGTACTTACTACTTCACTTTGGTCTATTCTATCTGTGATGTGCGGAGTCAGATGCGCCGGCACGGCTAACATTAAAGCCTTATTATTAATAACTTCCATTACTATCCTTTACTTATATACTTAATCAACTACTTACGAGTATCTATTACACTTAAAAAAGTGTCAACTTTTATTTTTTCTTTTTAACTATTTTCTTTTTTCTTTCGCGTGTACTTGTTTCTGATATTAACTTTGAGCTAGAGTTTCTTTTAAAAGACCTATTTTTTGAACGACTCTGTAATTTAATACCATCAGTATTTCTACCGCCTTTAGATAAAGCTTTTTTGTGAGCTATATCTTTTCCTTCCCGTTTATCTGCCTTACCATTACCGTTTTTATCGGGTAGTTCTTTATCCATTTTACGGCGAGCGCGTTGACGCTCCATCCGATTTCCGTGTTCATTTCTCTTTTTTCGTTGTTGATATTCTTTTTTATAATCTCTTGGCATTATAGTTTCCTTTTAAACAAACGGATTAAATGGTACGCGGGGCTTCCAAAATTCGCAGCTATCTACTGAACACCACCCACATAAAGGCGTTGGATTAGGCTGCCATTGATCCTCGTCATAACTATTCTCTAATCGTTTAAGAGACCTTTCAAACATTCCCCACGACTTGTCCATGTCTTTGCGATGGTACTCTTCAGTTAGAAAGCTATTCTTTAAAACAAATAACAAACCACCTTTGATTTTATTGACTTCTGGAAAGTGCGTAAACACCATCAGGGCCATTAGTCTTAATTGTTTCGGGTCCGGATATTTATTACTACCTGTTTTGTAGTCTACAATAAATGCATAGTCGCCATCAACAATTAATAGATCTGCAATGCCCCGCACCCACCGATGCTCAGAACCAAAGTCACACGGTAGTTTATCATAAGTCAGCGCCATCTCATGCTCTGGATATTTAGTACCAGGAATATCAACTAGCGGATCAACCATTGATTTAAAGCGCTGATAGTTTTTAGCCAAGGGCTTTCCTTCGGCAACATAATCTTCAAGAGCTTTATGCACTTCAGTCCCGTAACGCATGGCCTCGTTTTCTTTAACAACATAATTTTTTAGTACGCGTATCTCATTATATTGTCTGGGACAGTTCTCGTATTGTTTTAATGCAGAATAACTCCATGTAAAATCAGCCATCCACTATCTCCACTTCCGATTCGGTTTCTATCCAAACGTGTGCGCCGCAGGATAAGGGTTTGTTAGGACTGTATATTACCCTAGAATCGCCTTTAATGATAACTTCAGAAGCATAAGTATTACTTTTATATGTTTTCACAGTAAGCACAGGGTCTTCAACCTCGTTCTTACGATTAGATTTTATAACGTGCTGATTAACATGAATGATTGTTTTCATTTTACCAAAAAACTTCTATGTTGTTATTGCGTTTAACTACATGTCCCTGTAGAGTTATTCTATATTCACAGGGGCAGTACTCTGTTAACCCTGAAATTCTATGAGGAGTTAATCCTGAGTGTAATACTAGGTCTTTCTCTTTATACGGCAAGTGTACAATATTTCCGCGCGTGTCCAGATAATCCATGCCTGCACCGGCACTAGGTAATTCAATAGCTACAGTAAAAGCAGACGCGCCTATATCACCTAGACCTAAAGTTTTATGCGGATAATCAGTGTGCCATTTTCCTGCTATATCTATAAACTTTTCATCGGTGGGAAATATATGGAATCCCGGCAGAGCTAAATCTTGAGCTAAACAAATCTCTTTTCCTAGCTCAACAGATAAACACTCCAACACTGTCTCATACAGTCCAGAGAAGTTTCTATAAAGAAGTTCATTCATCCAGACGCTTTCCTCATAATACTCAATTGTATTACCGTCAAGATAAGCTGACTTGCCCAAAGTATAAAAAGGAAAATCATTAGAGCGACTCTCCCATATAGGTCTTAAAGATAATATTTTCTCTGCAATCGTATCAGTATCGATATTTAAATTATGTTTAAAGTGGTGCATTAGCAATCCCCATAGTTATCTGCGTAGGCACCTTCACATGCAATCGGTAGCCCTGTTGCCCACTCAGGTGGTTTACCCATCACATCTAATACAAAGTCCATCGCTTGTTCTTTTTCATGCTCTGGCGCTAAACAAATTATCGCATCATGTACTGTCAACGCGGGTCTGTACCTTTCATTTATGCTAATCATCTGCTCACCTATAACAATCCTAGCCACCGCTTGCACAATGTTTTCTGTCATAGCACCGCCCCAGATATTAATTTTTCCCCTCCTAGACTTATAGACATACCCCCCTCTATCTTCGGACGTATCATAATGTAGATCAGGATAATATATGTATAAGCCGTTGGGTAGCTTAACTCCTTCTGGAGTTATCATCACACACTCGTTCTCACCAATGTAATATGGTTCCAACCCTTCGGGCCAATTCGCTATGTGTTCTAGCGCACGATCACACGCTTCCCAAAAGTTAATAACTTTATAATTTAGTTCGCGGTAGACCTTAACTAACCCCTTACATCCGTCATCCGAAAAAACCATGTTTCGAGGCGATGTCTTTAAAGTATGTTGCAGCTTTCTCCAGCCAGTCCCAAAGCCTAGACCCAGGGTACAAGTTTTACCAACAAACCTTTCTAGCGGATCTGCTTTTGTGATTGTCCTGCCATAGACTTTACTAGCAAGCTCACAGTATGCATCACGTCCTTCTGCAAACCATTTAGTCACATCTTCTTGACCTGCCAACCATACCAGTACACGAGCCTCGATCTGACTTGAGTCACAGTTAATAACAATCTGCCCATCCGGCGGTACGATAGATTTCTTGAGGGCTTTCTTTTTAGCATCACGCGAAGGAAGGTTTTGGAAGTTAACTTTCTCTGACCCTGCCCACCGACCTGTATGTGCGCCATAATAACGTAGGGGAATAGGTAAAAACCCTTTATTTCTTGAGCCTATATCTATAAAGCGTTCAATCCTAGACTCTTCAATCGTTGACTTAGTACCCAGACGCACCGCGCATAGTTCTTGGATCAATGGATCATCATGCTGTTGTAAGGCAATAAACCCTTCATCTGTTTTAGCTAGTGCCGGTGCTTGTTTACCCGTGGTAGGACTTTCTTTCATAGGACACGGAACACCGAGTTCTTCTAGCAGCTCCGCGAATTGTTTGTTAGATGCGAGTTTCTTTCTCACTGCTTCATTAGTATCACATTTTAAGCGAGCCATCAGACCTTCAAGCATCAAGGCTTTTTCATCACGCACTTCTTGTAGGCGTTCAATCAATAGTGCATCGTCTACTTTCAACTGCGGTTGGATAAACATTCTCAGGGTAATATCAATCAACTGGTGTTCTGACTCAGGAAACTTAGGAGCGATGATTCCGAACAAATCAAAAGTTATCTGTACATCATTTATACAGTAGGATGCATAGGCCGACAGTTCACTAGGCGTGAAGTCTTCAAGACGTTTACCTTTTGCATCCAACACTTCCGTGCCTTTCTTACCAAGATGATAACGCTCGGCTAATGCTTTAAGAGATCCACCTGCATTAGTCCCATGTAATGCACGAGCAATAGATAAAGTATCAAAGTAAAAGGCAGGAGTTATTTTAAAGATCCAGGCAAGGATTGCACCATCAAATAAAGTGTTATGACATATAAGACCAGACACCCGCCAATCAATATTATCTAGTGCAGCTTGAATCTCTTGATGTGTCCCGGTATGAAAAGTTGTTTTTTCTTCATCATTAATTTTAATAGCTACACCAATCACCTGAAATTCTGGATGGCGTATGTATTCTTCTGTAGTCTGTTTCGTTAGACCATAGGTACTACTATAGTAAGTTTCAAAATCTAATGTTACTAATTGTTCCATGCTATATCCTCAATAACTACACTAAAAACACTATTTTGAGGGGTTACTAATGCATTACCCCCTACGCTAAAGTCCTCAGAATCGCATTCTATGAGGTCGTTTTTTACTAAAATTACACTTAATTTCTATTTTGCATCTCATCTCGGCAATCTGCATCACACCATCGTCTTTTATCTGGAACGGGTTCTCTGCACCAAAGACACTTTCCTGTGTGATTTTCAGGTATGACTGCCTTACTTCTTATCTCTCTAATTTTGGCATCAGAATATCTTTGCACCTGATCGTTAGCGTGATCTATTTCATCAGTCATCACAGCTTCCAGTCGGACAGAATCTACGCATTAGCATATCAGCGGTTTCTTCGTTTGATAATTCAGAGATAAGGTCTTTCTCTGCGATAGGTTTTGGTTCGGGTTGCACCACAGGTTCTGGTACATATTCTTGCTCGGCTATTATACCGCGTAGCTTCTGCAAGTAGAAGTTAGCTTTCGCTAGGTCTTTCTCTGGCGTTCCTTTGCGAGAGTATCTCCAAACATACTTAATTACTTGCGCTACACACACTGAAGTGACACCACACAATCCTTGAGTAGCCGATTCAATTGCATCAATGCACTCTACTTTGCCCGCAGTGTAGTGAGACGGGTGGTTTACATCATCCGAAATTTTCATGGACATCTTCCTGTTGGCTCATCATAATATTTATCTGCTCTTGAACAAGAGCTTTATCTAGGTGACCTACAAGTAGATCATTTTTATTTTTGTACCCTAGGTGTTTGTATATTGTCTGTAACATTGTTCGTACCGTACCTATAGTCAGAT